CATAGTATTTCTGGGTATTACGTATCTGGCCCCGCAAACAGCGGGTTTAATGGACAACTCGGCGGTCCTGGTGTCGTAAATACTAATGCCACAGGCGGTGGCGGCAGTCACACCCATCCGTTTAGTTTTTCAAGTGGCTCTGGCACATTTAGTGGAAACGCAATTAATCTTGCTGTAAAGTACGTAGACGTCATTCGTGCAACTAAGGATTAAAAATGGGAACACTAAAAAACGGCACATTTTGCCCTCTTATTAAAAAAGACTGCGTAGGTCTTACGTGTGCTTGGTATACTCGTGTTCAAGGTGTTGATAATAATACTGGCAATCAAGTAGATAATTATGAATGTGCAATATCTTGGCTGCCCATGCTTTTAATTGAAAATTCTGGACAACAACGCAGTACTGGTGCCGCAGTTGAGTCATTTAGAAATGAGATGGTTAAGTCAAACGAAAAAGCGCAGCAGCTTTTATTAGCTACCGCTGGTATTGTGCAGGTTAAGCATGAAGAACAACCCAAATTAATTAGGAGTATTGAGCAATGAAACTAACTATTATCCCTATTGACGGGTCCGTTGGAGAAGATGAAATCTTTTATACTGAACTTAATTTAAGTTCCTGCGCTATCCCAGCAAATGTACACGCCCTACAATGGGATGGTGTTTCTGGCTGGATTGAGTTTAATGAGTCTATTCCAAACGAAGAAATTACTGTTCTTCCATCTTGGGCTAACTGTTGCATGACTAAATGGACTGAGGCTAATACTCCTGTTCCGCCACAACCACCAACAGTAGAGCAAAACAAACAAACAGCAGTAAATAAGTTAAGCGCAACTGATTGGACTACAATTCCAGATGTAGCTGATCCAGCAAAAAGTAATCCTTATTTAAGCAACGCACAAGACTTTATTACATATCGTAATGCAGTGCGTCAGTATGCTGTGTATCCAGTATCTGGCGATATTAACTGGCCCGTTGTACCACAAGAAGTTTGGGTAAAAGTATAGTGAATGCGCAGCTTGAGCAGAACAATTTTTTGTTTGTCCCCAACTTTATTAGTCAGGAACGCGCTCAAGATTTAAATTTTTGGATGTTATCTGAACGAAATGCTGGACGTTTTATTACTGACCCAAGATCGAGCATAGGTATATTCGGAGATGTTTGTAAAGATGCTATACCTTTTTTAGAGTTACTTTGTGAAAAAAGAAACGAAATTAGCGATTTAGTAGAGGAATCTGTTTTACCAACATATTCTTATTCAATAATATACGGATCAAATAGTAAACTTAATAGACATTTAGATAGAACAGCTTGTGAAATTAGTTTAACTGTTCATTTGGGAAGTGATGTAGAGTGGCCTATCTTTATTAAAAAACCATCCGGGGAAGAAATACCTTTTAAATTAAACCCAGGTGATGCTGTAATTTATCTTGGTTGTATAGCTGAACATTGGCGTGAAAAATTTACTGGACAATACTACAGTCAAGTATTTTTACATTATGTTCGTAGTCGTGGACCTAATGCTTGGACTTATTTTGATAAAAGGCAATAATAATGACTATTGAGGTAAAACTTGGTTGTGTTTCTAATTTGTATAGCCGTATGATGCATTTTAAAAATGTTGGGGATACGGAACATACGCATACACATTCATTCGATCATTTAACTCTTTTAGCCGCTGGTTCTGTTAAATGCGTGGTTAATGAAAAAGAAACCGTCTTTAAAGCTCCACATATGATTTTTATTAAAAAAGACGCAGAACATGCTTTTACCGCGTTAGAAGATAATACCGTTGCGTATTGCATTCATGCCATGCGTATTGGTGAGCGTATAGAAGATATTGCGGACCCTTCAATGTTTCCAAATGGTGTAGAAATTCCTTTTGAAGTTTGTCATTGGTGGAGTCCGCCTGAAAATTATAATGGTGAAAACATTAATGCCGTAAAAAATCCAAGCACAGAATCAACTGGTAAAATTGAAGTAACAAAAGTCTAAATGAATAACTTAAAAGACTACGTTGTTGTTTTTGAAGGCGTTATTACAGACGCTTTATGTAATGCTGTTTTATCGGAGTTTTCAAACGAAGAAGAATGGCAAAAAACAGTAGTTGGTGACGGGCGTGTTGACGATAAAATCAGATCTGCTGAAACAATTGTTATTTCTTATCCTCACGTTATAGAAAAAAATCCACAAATTAGAAAAAATTTAGACATGTATTTATTTGTATCTGCTTCAAACGTTATAAAAAAATATAATGAAAAGTTTCCCTTAGCTTGTGTACAAGAAGACTCTGGGTATGAATTGCTTCGATATAAAGAAGGTCAGTTTTATACACAGCACACAGATTCATTTAAAAGTAGACCTCGTGCCGTATCGTGTTCTTTTATATTAAACGATGATTACGAGGGTGGAGAGTTTGCATTTTTTGATCGTGAGGTAACTTACAAGTTGAAAAAGGGGTCGTGCATTATGTTCCCCTCAAACTTCATGTACCCCCACGAAATTATGCCCGTGACAAGTGGTACACGGTATTCAATCGTTACTTGGTTCGTATAGGATAAGTCATGACTTTCGGTTTCTCGCCCTACGCAGCGGCGCCGTTTGCTGATACTGGTGAGGCTAGTCTTGGTATTTCAGTCCAGCTTACTGGAGTCTCGGCTGTTGGGGCGGTCGGTGATGTAGCGGTAAGTTCTGGACAAACCATAGATGCTGTAGGCGTAAATGCCGTTGGCGCAGTAGGTGATGTAACAATTGAAGCTGATGGAAGTGTTGAGTTAATTGGAGTTGCCACACCGTGCTTGATTGGCACTGTAGACGTAGAAGCTGATAGCAATCTTGATTTAACTGGGGTAAATGCGGTTGGCGTTATTGGCGATGTAGACGCTCAGGCTAATGCGGATGTGCTTGTTACTGGTGTTAGTTCGGCAGTTCAATTAGGAAACGTAGAAGTTACGGGTGAAGCTGTTGTTGACCTGACTGGTGTAACGACTATCGGTGTTGTTGGAACCGTAACTACCGCGGCTAATGCAGATGTTAACGTGACTGGGGTGTCCTCGGTTGTTAACTTAGGTAACGTAGTTGTAGAAGCTGGTGCAGTTGTTAATCCTACTGGGGTAATATCCGTTGGTAGGGTAAGTGATGTTTCGGTAAATACCGACCAAATTATTGATGTTACTGGAGTTAGTGCAGTAACTAGACTTGGCAATGTAACTGTTGCAGCAACTGCAGTTATTGACTTAACGGGCGTATCTGCTATCGGTGTAGTAGGAACCGTTGATGTGGCTGCAAATGCAGTAGTTAATTTGACTGGTGTTAGAACCGTTGTTAGACTTAATAAACAAAACGTTTGGGGCTTGATAAATACAGCGCAAACCCCAAATTGGACAGAAGTAATAGCGGCTTAAGGATAAATTATGGCAAGTACATATTCACCAAGTTTAAAAATAACGCTCCCTGGCGATGGGGATCAGTCGGGTATTTGGGGGCAAACTACCAATACAAACCTAGGCACTTTGATTGAACAGGCTATTACTGGCGTTGTATCAATCGTTATGTCAGATGCTAACTATACTTTGTCTAACTTTAACGGTGTATCAGACGAAGCCAGAAACGCTGTTCTTGTAGTTACTGGCGCAAACAATGCCGTCAGAGACTTAATTCCACCAGTTGTTAAAAAAGTATATATTGTGGCAAACAATACTGGTGGTGGCTTTGCTATCCGTATAATTGGCGCTACAGGCACAGGCGTAAATATAGCCAGCGGGGCTACTCAAGTTGTTTATTGTGACGGAACTAATTTTGTTGCAGCATCCGCTGCTTTTGTAAATGGTGCGGTGTTGGGAGTTGCTGGTGGTGGTACAGGATTAACAACTTTAACTGCTAATAATGTCATTCTTGGTAACGGAACATCAAGTCCTACGTTTGTAGCACCAGGAACAACGGGTAATGTCCTTACATCTAACGGCACTACTTGGACATCAACAATACCGTCTGCTGAATTTGCTTCTGGTACTAGAATGACGTTTAATCAAACCACAGCGCCTACTGGGTGGACTAAAGATACAAGCACTGATAACGCTGGATTTAGGTTGGTTAGTGGGAACGTGGGTAGTGGCGGGTCTTTAGACTTTACTGCAGCGTTTAGTTCATCTACTGCGGTTACTGTTACATCTGTGTCAGGCTCGGCAGGAGCAACTACTTTAAGCACTCCTCAAATTCCATCTCATACACATAGTATTTCTGGGTATTACGTATCTGGCCCCGCAAACAGCGGGTTTAATGGACAACTCGGCGGTCCTGGTGTCGTAAATACTAATGCCACAGGCGGTGGCGGCAGTCACACCCA